TTTAAATGAAGTCTCTTAAAACACCCTTGAGGTATCCAGGCGGAAAGTCCCGTGCTTGCACCAAGATGGATCCTTATTTTCCAGATCTCCGCAACTATGATGAATTCCGTGAACCATTTCTTGGTGGCGGCAGCGTTGCAATTTATATCACTAAGAAATATCCAAACATTAAAGTGTGGGTAAATGATCTTTATGAACCTCTTGTAAACTTCTGGCAACAACTCCAGATGTTTGGATATGACTTAAAAAGTGAACTTGTAGATTTAAAGACCACAAACAATACTCCTGATTTAGCAAGAGAACTTTTTGTCCAATCAAAGAAGCGTATCAATAATAAAGATATGTCAAATTTTGATCGTGCTGTGTCTTTCTATGTTGTAAATAAGTGCAGTTTTAGTGGTCTTACTGAGAGCTCATCATTTTCCGAACAAGCTTCCCAAAATAACTTTAGTTTGCAAGGTATCCAAAAACTGCCTGGTTATTCTGAACTGATTGCAAATTGGCATATAACTAATTACTCCTACGATTATTTGATGGATGGAAACAAAGGTGCTTTTATGTATCTCGATCCTCCTTATGATATTAAGGATAACCTCTATGGGAATAAAGGATCAATGCACAAAGGATTTGATCACGATAAGTTTGCTGCTGACTGCGATACTTGTCCTATGGATCAGTTAATCAGTTACAATTCAGATCAACTTGTGAAAGACAGATTTAAAAATTGGAAAACTGGTGAGTTTGATCTTACATATACGATGAGGTCAGTTGGTGAATATATGCGAGAGCAAAAGAAAAGAAAAGAACTGTTGCTATTTAATTATGGAACTGAAGGATTGGTTGAACTCAATTAATTTTACAAAAGAAGATTTATCCAAGAGTATTCAAGATTATCCTCCATATATTGTTAATCGTTGTCTATCGGGGCATATTGATTGTGTAATGTATGTAAATGAAATGAATATAGCACATTATCTTGATAAAGATATGCAATATTCATTTTATCTAAATAGTCTAAGGAAAAAGAAGAGATTTTCTCCCTGGCTCCGAAAGGATAAAGTCACAGACTTAGAATGTATAAAACAATACTATGGATATAATAATGAAAAAGCATCACAAGCTCTGAAAATCCTGACAAAAGAACAAATTAATTTTATTAAACAACGACTTGACATTGGAGGATCAAAATGACTACTACGGTAGAACCTACTGTTAATTGGTCTCAAGACCAAATGGTGGAGGTAATTCTTAATGAACCTGATGACTTTCTGAAAGTCCGTGAGACTTTAACCCGCATCGGAGTTGCATCAAGAAAGGAGAAAAAACTTTATCAATCTTGCCACATTCTGCATAAGCAAGGTAGATATTATATTGTTCACTTTAAGGAACTGTTTGCTCTTGATGGTAAACACGCTAACTTAACTGTGAATGATGTCCAGAGACGTAATCGTATTGTTCGTCTTCTTGCTGACTGGGGATTGATTACGGTTGTTAAAGAAGATAGTGTTACTGATATTGCACCACTTAATCAAATTAAAGTTCTTGCCTATAAAGATAAGGGAGACTGGATTTTAGAACAGAAATATAATATTGGTAAAAAAGCAAAGGGGCAGGAAACCGAATGAAAAAGTGCGGGAAACAGCATCCCTCTTTTTTTATGTTCTTGTATAATTAATAATGGATGCCGTAAGGGTCCACACAAAACAAACTCGCTTTTAAAGGAGCTACTAAAATGACTAACCTTGCACGTTATACTGCTGCAGATCTTCCTACTTTGATGGATAAGATCACGCGCAATAGTATCGGACTGGATGAATACTTTGATCGTATTTTTAGTCTTCACGAAACAACCTCTAATTATCCACCATACAATCTGGTTCAAGTTAGTAATGTAGAGTCACGATTAGAACTCGCACTTGCAGGATTTAGAAAAAAAGAAGTATTTGTTTACACTCAAGATGGTAAACTCTTTATTGAAGGTCAAAAAGAAGATAAAGAAACGCAGTCCAACTACCTCCACAAAGGTTTGGCTCAACGGTCATTTACACGTTCCTGGACGCTCTCTGATGACACGGAAGTTAGATCAGTTGATTTTGAGGATGGGCTTTTAACTGTTACTCTTGGTAGAATTGTTCCTGACCATCATAAAAGAAAAGATTATCTCTAAATATAATTGAATATCGTCGGCGCTATGCCACGGGAGGTAACTGGCAAAATCCAGTTGACACCTCCCTTTTTCAATGATAAAATTGAGTATAAACTTTTTATTGCATTATGACTATTAAATTAATGCTTCTTAAATCTGGAGAAGACATCATTGCAGACATAAGTGAAATGGGAATTGGTGAAAATGATGATAGAAGAGTGGTTGGATATATTTTAGATAAACCTTGTATCGTTAAGATGAGAAATCCAAACCTTCTTTCCGAACAGGAACAGGGAGTTAAAAAAGCGGGATTTGAAGTTTCTCTTTTTCCTTGGATGCCACTTTCAAAAGAAGAAAAAATTCCTGTTCCAGCCGACTGGTTGATTACTATGGTCGAACCAGTAACCAAATTAAAAGAAATGTACATTGAGGATGTTGTTAATCGTGGAAAAAATAATCAAAATAATATCACTACTGAACAATCTAATTCTGATAACTAAGATTGAAGAAGTTGGTGCAGATATTGGGGAACCTGATTGCAAACTTATCAATCCATTCGTTGTTAGGAAAGACCAAACATTAGAACCATTTCTTTGTGGTTATACAAAACAAAATACATTTATGATAAGTTCGGACAAGATTTTAACTCTTGCAAATCCAACTCCAACACTTCTTGAAAAATATGAGGATCTAATTAAAGAATGACACAACGTTTTTATACTAATGTTCAGTTGATTGGAAATCAATTTTTGGTTCGTGGAGTAGAAAATGGTAAAAGATTTGAAACAAGAGATGAATTTTTTCCTACTTTTTTTGTAAAAACTAAAAAAGAAACTAAGTATAAAACATTAAATGGTGAAGCAGTCGAGTTAGTAAAACCTGGAACGGTTAAGGATTGTCGTGAATTCTTTTCTAAGTATGATGGTGTAGATGGATTTGAAATTTATGGAAACGAGAGATATATCTATCAATACATTTCCGAAAAATACCCAGAAGATGAAATAAAATTTGATATTAATCATATTAAACTTATAACTTTGGATATTGAAGTTGCTTCTGAGCAAGGATTTCCTGATGTTGAGTCCTGCTCAGAAGAAATTCTTGCAATTACAATTCAAGATTATGCAACTAAAAAAATTATCACTTGGGGAGCAAAACCGTTTAATAATACTCGCAGTGATGTTACGTATCACTACTGTTCAAGTGAATATGAACTTTTAAATAATTTTATTCACTATTGGATGAATGATGTTCCTGATGTAATTACTGGATGGAATATTGAAATGTATGATATTCCTTATATTTGCAAAAGATTAAATCGTGTTCTTGGTGAAAAACTAATGAAACGAATGTCTACTTGGGGACTTGTGACTGAAGGTGAAGTGTTTATTAATGGACGTAAGCACACTACTTTTGAAATTGGAGGTCTTACCCAATTAGACTATATGGATTTGTATAAGAAATTTACATACAAAAACCAAGAGTCATATCGTCTTGACTACATTGCTGAAGTTGAACTTGGGCAAAAGAAACTGGATCACTCTGAGTTTGATACCTTTAAAGATTTCTACACTCAGGGTTGGCAAAAGTTTATTGAATATAACATCGTTGACGTAGAACTTGTTGACCGTTTGGAAGACAAGATGAAATTGATTGAACTTGCGTTGACTATGGCATACGACGCAAAAGTCAACTATGCAGATGTGTTCTATCAAGTTCGTATGTGGGATAATATCATTTACAACTATCTTAAGAAAAGAAATATTGTGATCCCACCAAAAAACAGATCACAAAAAAATGAAAAGTATGCGGGTGCTTATGTAAAAGAACCCAAACCAGGTAAGTATGATTGGGTTGTTAATTTCGATTTGAATTCGCTTTATCCACATTTAATTATGGAGTTCAACATCAGCCCAGAAACTCTTGTTGATGAAAAGCATCCTACAATCACTGTGGATAAAATACTTAATCAGGAACTTACTTTTGAGATGTATAAAGATTATGCTGTTTGTGCGAATGGTGCAATGTTTCGCAAAGATGTTCGTGGATTTCTTCCCGAACTGATGGAAAAGATGTATCAAGATCGTGTCATCTTTAAAAATAAGATGATTGAAGCAAAAAAACAGTATGAAAAGAAAAAGACAAAAGAACTTGAGAAGGAAATTGCCAGATGTAATAACATCCAAATGGCAAAAAAGATTTCCTTGAACTCTGCTTATGGTGCGATTGGTAATCAGTATTTCCGTTATTATAAACTTGAAAATGCCGAAGCAATTACTTTAAGTGGGCAAGTTGCAATTCGTTGGATTGAAAGTAAGATGAATGCTTACTTAAATAAACTTCTTAAAACAGATGACGTTGATTATGTTATTGCTTCAGATACCGATTCCATTTATCTTAATATGGGTCCTTTGGTTGAAACTGTATACAAGGGAAGAGAGAAAACTACTCAAAGCGTTGTTTCGTTCCTTGATAAGATCTGTAAGGTGGAACTTGAGAAGTATATTGAAGGTTGCTACCAAGAATTGGCTTCGTATGTAAATGCTTATGATCAGAAGATGCAGATGAAACGAGAGAATATTGCTGATCGCGGAATATGGACTGCCAAGAAACGATACATTCTGAATGTCTGGGATAGTGAAGGTGTTCGTTATGAAGAACCTAAACTGAAAATGATGGGTATTGAGGCAGTCAAATCTTCCACACCAGCACCTTGTCGCAAGATGATTAAGGATGCTCTTAAGTTGATGATGAGTGGAACTGAGGATGAAGTCATTGACTTTATTGAAAACTCACGAAAGCAATTTAAGCAACTTCCACCAGAACAGATTGCATTCCCAAGAACGGCATCTGACGTTCAAAAATATCAATCATCTTCATCAATTTATGCAAAGGGAACACCAGTTCATATTCGTGGAGCACTTCTATTCAATCATTATATAAAAGAAAAAAAACTTACTAATAAGTATTCACTTATTAATAATGGTGAAAAGGTAAAGTTCATTTATTTAAAAAAACCAAATAGCATACACGAGAATATTATTTCTTTTATTCAAGAGTTTCCAAAAGAACTTAACCTTGACAAATATATTGATTATGATTTACAATTTGAGAAAAGTTTTGTAGAACCACTCAGAGCAATTCTTGATGCGATTGGGTGGAGTGTAGAAAAAACTGTAAACCTTGACTCCTTTTTTGCCTAATGGATTTTCTTAAAGATATTGTAAAAGAAATCGGTGATGACTTTACTAAGTTAGCATCTGATATTGACGAAACTGAGACTTATGTTGATACGGGTTCATACGTTTTTAATGCACTGGTTTCAGGTAGCATATTTGGTGGTGTATCTGGGAATAAGATTACTGCTATTGCTGGAGAGTCTTCTACTGGAAAGACTTTTTTCTCTCTCGCAGTGGTTAAGAACTTTCTTGATACTCATCCCGATGGTTACTGTCTCTACTTTGACACTGAGGCTGCTATTACCAAATCACTTATAGAGTCTCGTGGAATTGATACTACTCGTCTTGTTGTTGTGAATGTTGTTACTATAGAAGAGTTTCGTACAAAAGCACTTAAAGCAGTAGATATATATCTGAAAGCACCGATGGAAGACCGCAAACCTTGTATGTTTGTGTTAGACTCTCTTGGTATGCTGTCTACAAGTAAAGAAATTAATGATGCACTGAATGAGAAAGAAGTTAGGGATATGACTAAATCCCAACTTATTAAAGGTGCTTTCCGAATGCTCACACTCAAATTAGGTCAAGCAAATGTCCCGCTCATTGTCACAAATCATACATACGATGTCATCGGAGCTTACGTACCAACTAAAGAAATGGGAGGAGGTTCTGGACTCAAATACGCAGCAAGTACGATCATTTATCTCAGCAAAAAGAAAGAAAAGGATGGAACGGAAGTGGTCGGAAATATTATCAAGGCTAAGACTGCTAAATCGCGTTTGAGTAAGGAGAATAAAGATGTTGAGATCCGTTTGTATTATGATGAGCGCGGTCTTGATCGTTACTATGGTCTTCTGGAACTTGGTGAACTTGGTGGACTCTGGAAGAATGTAGCAGGACGCTATGAGATGGATGGTAAGAAGATTTATGGAAAAGAAATTCTAAAAAATCCAGAACAATACTTTACTGAAGAAGTAATGCAAAAACTTGATGCGATTGCAAGAGAGGAGTTTAGTTATGGCAAATGATTAAAATTCTGAAAACGGGAATTAATGTATCAAAAGTTGTAGAACAACTCAAAAAATATCCGCAAGATTGGGATCATCAAAAAAACTTAAAGGACTCTCAGTCCTTAGTTGATAGAGGATTTGCTGACTTGCCAGTGAGTGCTCTTCAACTTATAATAGGTGGGGTTAAAAGCAAAGAAGACTTTGTTGGGGACTCTGAAATTAATATTAAGACTCCTGCATATGAGCATCACAGCGAAATCAGAAAGATTATTCGCAAACAATTTGGAAATAGAGAACTACATCGTTGTGGATTTCTTTCTTTACCAATTGATGAAATTGTAGGAGCACATATTGATGAAGGAACTTATTATCTAACAAGAGATAGATATCACCTTTCTATTTTGGGAAGATATCAATATTTCTGTGGAAATGATAGTGTAATCGTTGAACCAGGAACTCTTCTTTGGTTTAATAACAAATTACCTCACGGAACTGTTAATATTGGTGATGAAACAAGAATAACATTTGTATTTGATATGCCTTATGGACAAAGTTGAATTTTTAATTCTTCGCAATCTTCTTTATAATGAAACTTATTTAAGAAAAGTTATTCCTTTCATTAAGTCTGAATATTTTGAAGACCTAAATCAAAAAATTGTATTTGAAGAAATTTTAAAGTTTATTCAACAATATAATGAACTTGCAACAAAAGAAGTTCTTTGTATTGAAGTAGAAAAACGTCAAGATATTAACGACACCTCTTTCAAAGAAATCACACATCTAATTGAATGTCTTGATGACGTTCCTGCAGAGTTTAATTGGTTGGTTGATACAACTGAAAAGTGGTGTAGGGATAGAGCGATCTATCTTGCATTAATGGAGTCTATTCATATTGCAGATGGAAAAGACGAAAAGAAAAATCGTGATAGTATTCCCAGTATTCTGTCTGATGCTCTTGCGGTGTCTTTTGATACTCACATCGGACACGATTATCTGTTAGACTATGAAGCACGTTATGAGTCCTATCATAGGAAGGAAGAGAAAATTGAATTTGATCTTGAATATTTTAATAAGATTACAAAAGGGGGTTTACCTAATAAGACTCTCAACATCGCTCTTGCTGGTACAGGTGTCGGAAAAAGTCTCTTTATGTGCCACGTGGCTGCTTCCGTCTTATTGCAAGGCAGGAACGTTCTGTACATCACTCTTGAAATGGCGGAGGAACGAATTGCTGAAAGAATTGATGCAAATCTTTTGAATATTCCCATTCAACAACTCAATGAACTTCCAAAGTCAATGTTTGAGAGTAAAGTTACTAATCTTGCAAAGAAAACTCAAGGAACTTTGATTATTAAAGAGTATCCAACTGCATCTGCTCATAGTGGACATTTTAAATCTTTGCTGAACGAACTCGCACTTAAAAAGTCATTTAGACCTGATATTATTTTTATTGATTATCTAAACATTTGTGCTTCCTCTCGTTATCGAGGAAACAGTAATATTAACTCTTATACCTTCATCAAGGCAATCGCAGAAGAACTTCGTGGACTTGCTTGTGAGTTTAATGTGCCTATTTGCAGTGCGACACAAACGACAAGAAGCGGTTTTGGTTCTTCTGATGTTGAATTAACTGATACTTCTGAGTCTTTTGGACTTCCTGCAACTGCTGATCTTATGTTTGCCCTTATAAGCACAGAAGAGTTGGAGGGACTTGGACAGATTTTGGTGAAACAACTCAAGAACCGTTATAATGATCCTACCATTCACAAACGTTTTGTAATCGGTATTGATCGTGCCAAAATGCGTCTTTATGATTGCGAACAGTCTGCACAGGAAGACATTCTTGACAATGGTAAAGAAGAAGAGTATGATAATGAAGAAAAGAAACCTAAAAAATCATTTGAGGGATTTAAGTTTTGATTAATATTAATAAAGAAATTCTTCTTGATGGATCTACTAAATTTACTATGACTGAAAGCAAAGTTATTGATACAAAAAAATATATTGAGTTTGTTCGTCAAACTACAAGTCCTGCAAGTAGTGATTTTGCAGCACTTCTTGCACGTATGACTGAACTTGAAGCAAGTAACGATGCAGATCTTCCTCGTCTTCTAACCGCTGCTCTTGGTATGACTGCAGAAGCGGGAGAGTTCACTGAGGTTGTAAAAAAGATTATTATGCAAGGAAAACCTTATAATGAAGAAAATGTTTTCCATATGAAGAGGGAACTTGGTGATATCTGTTGGTATCTTGCACAAGCTTGTATGGCACTTGATACTAACTTTGAAGAAGTTCTTCAAATGAACTATGAAAAACTGAGTGCTCGTTATCCAGAGGGAACTTTTGACGTATTCAGAAGTGAAAATCGTGTGGAGGGAGACCTGTGACTAAAGAAAAACAAGTAACTCTTAAACTTGATACTCGTGCAGCAGCAGCAGTTCGTCAAGTTCTTTTTGAAGCACAACGAGGATATACTTATGATGAAGTGAGTGTTCCTCCTCGTATTGCTGACATTCGTTCAGTCATTCAAAGTATTGATGATAATATTGGTGCTGTTCTTGGTGCTTGACCCTTTACGGGTCTTTTTTTATAAATAACTAAAAAAGTATTTGTAAAAAATGGACTCTAAAGAACTGCGTGGATTAATGGAAACATATTCTGAAGTTTATGCTCCTCAAGAAGAAATCGAAGAAGCAGTAAAAGGTGCTTCTCGTCACGACACTGAAATGAGAAAGGCAGCGGCTTCCGAAAGAAGATCTGGTATCAAACCACTGCCCGCAAAAGAAGGAGAAAAGTATGCCAAGTATAAGATGGCACAGATGGATTATGCAAAGCGTAAGAGAATGGGTGAAGAAGTAAGCGTCTTTGATGTAGTCCTTGAGTTTCTTCAAGCAGAAGGATACGCAGAAACTCTGGAAGAAGCAGAGTGG